GCCACCCTTTCTGGAGAAATATTAAATACCAGCAAAGGCCCACAACAACCTCCTCTCCACTCCCTGTCTGGGCATGTGTTCTCGAGAAATCTGTTCCTGGTAGATATTTTCTGAGCTTGCTCATATCTCCCGTTCTTGGATTTGGAAAGTGTCTTGAAGACATCCAAAATTAAATTCCTATCATGGAAAACCAAGAGGATAAGGTCAAATCGATCATAACCAGCAGAGATTCTTTCACTCATTGTCGGTGACAAAAGTCAGACTAGTCATTGCATGCTAGTCCCTTCTCCCGGGGAAGTAACGAATTTAAACTCCCTGGAGTCATCGAGTATTTGGACAGGGTCAAAGGCATCCGCCTACCCCTCGATCCAACCAACAATGAATTACTTAAACCTATACTGGATCAGAACGACTTCACGCCAGAAACCCACAAAATTCAAAGTGGGCGCATGATAGCTTCTCAAGGCTCAGGCGTTGAAACCATCTCAACCTAAGCCACAAGTCCAGTCCCATACAAAGAGCAGGAGGAGACTGCATTAACTCCGTCATCAGAATAAAACACCGATACCCAAGAAAGCAGCTGGGTCAACGGCGAGATATTCATCCCAAAACACCATAATGGCGAGATGGGATTGGCCACAAAGGCCAACAGAAAACGAAATCAGGACTGTGATCCGGTTGGAGAGTTCCCCAACCGAATAACACAAGCTGACACGACAACCGCGGAAGAGGTTACGGTAAAGGTTCCACCAGTGACCGTAGAGATCACTGAACCTTCCATAGCCGCTGTAGCCCCACCAGAAGCGGGGACGCCAGTAACCGTTACAGTAACACCGGTACTACCTGTTAGCCCAAAGGCCGTAATTGTATTACCAGTTAACAGTCCTGCGAAGGCATATGTGCCTGGATAGGAGAGAGTGACGACAGAAGCAAGCGCTGCGAGACCCACAGACTGCGGGTCTACGACCGGCGCATCCCCTAAGGGGGAAGCTGCTGACATATTGCCACCTCCAGCAATGGAGCCGCCAGAAACTTGGTCCTCGAGATGCAACTGAGGTGTGAACAAATCAATGTCATACTCAAAGTAAAGCTCCCCACGACCGGCTGTGCCGACGTTACCGCCGGTGCAGATAAATAGGTTTCCGACATCGTATGTCTTGATATCTAAATTTGAAGCAAGAGCAGCATTACGGACGTAGTACTGCTTATACTTTGACAAATTGGCGGACTGACATACATGGCAAAACTCTTCCCAAGGCACTCCTCGGACGGATTCCTCGTAAGACATGGCCTGTAATTTGGAAGTAGGTGCTGCATCAGCAGCATCATAGTCAACGGCGTAGAGAATGAAACCAGTCTCAGACGTCGCTGACTCAACCAAGTACCAGATCCGAAGGACTCGGAAGTGGTAAGTCTCAAACCGGCGGGCAATATTGGATAACCAAGGGAAGGAAGATACCAACCCTGGTTGAATTGCCACGGCCGTAGAGGCAAATACAGCTGAACCAGTCACATCACTCACGTACTCCACGTGTTTGATATTACAGGAACCACCTTTTTGGTAGGATATCGCAGGTTTAGCATTTCGCACAATACGCGCCATTGCTGTCGGCGCAAATGCAAGTGCTGAAGAACCGCGGGGTCCATTACCATTCGCTTTCTTATTGGCCCTATAGGCCTGTTTAGGTGCTCCAGCAGGTTTGGGCGGTCTGGATTCCGCCTTCTTCTGCTTATTCTGTCTTTTTGGTGTAGACATGGGATCCCCAGACACCAACACTGGGGACTGTACATCTGGTGAAAACCGAGGTGGGAATAAACCCCCTATCGGAAGCGCCGTGCAGTCTCTCGGCATTTTGGTTAGCACGGAAGTATTAAGACTACTGTGTCGAAGTCAGTAGACACCGTTTTGGACTATTACTTCACCAAACCCCATTTCTAACAGAGCCTAACCGCCCTCAACCCGAAGACGGGCCTTGGCGGTATGATATCTAAAACCGACATGTCGCCGGACAATCTGGGAAAGATAGTCCGATGTCGAGTTTAATGGCTCATCCAAATCCGTCAATAATCCAGGCCCAACGTAAACTTCAAGAATGCTTTCCATGTATTCTGAAGTGGGCAGTTCTGAGACGGATAGACAAGACAAAGGCGGACAATTCGGTCCAGGCAGACCCCACCACTGGATCGTGGAATAGAGATCAAGCTTCTCTAAAGACATCGGCTGAACCCTTCGGCGCTTTCCATGCTGGCCCTTACGGGTCATCATGATTCTGCGTGAGGCAATTTCGCCATCAAAGTCAATTTTCTCGGCAGCTAGCCGGGAAGAGAGAGCTAACCGTTCCATCCAGGGATCCTCGAGAAAATCCACTGGCACGAGGACATCATGTCCCTCTACCAGCGGTTGGACCCCAGTGGGTGCCATCGTCCAACGTACAGGAGCGAACTTCAAAGCCTTAGTAGGCAGCACTGGACCACCCCTGGTATAATACAGGGTTGTAGGGGCTTCGGAAAATATCGTTGCAATTTTGCGCTGATTCCGAGTCACGCGTGCTCCCACAGGTTTCCATTTGGGATCAATACCATAACCTCCAAGATGTACAGGGAGAAACCAATTTGGTGAAAAACCCGCACTCTTGAAGATTCGAAATCTCCTAAGGGCCATGGGAAGGAAGGAGTTGGATCCAGGAACTAAATCAAACAATTTGTTCAGATCCCTAGAAATTCCAACAGGCGTAGCCTGGGATTCTCCATACTTCACATTATATCCACTCAGCAGTCGCTGATTAAGATAGCCCATTCGGGAGATCGTTCCATCACGATACCCAAATAACTGAGAGTTGATCATAGCCAGATCTTTGGAGATATAATTCTTTCCAACAGATAACTGGAACCCCGCGTCCGATGATGTCTTTTCGAACACTGACATAAATGTCTCGGGGGCTTTAAACAACATATCATCACCATTAGCAATAACGATGTGATAGATCCTCTCAGCAATAACCTTTCTGCTCCGGTATTCTGCGCATCTCTCTCTACCTCCAGGAGACCCTGGAGGATGGGAGTGAATTTCAAGTCGGGCTTCTTCAACCCATCTCCCAAGTGCACAACGATAAACGGCAACGTTAATCGTGCATAATAGGGGGAAAGAGAGTGGGTGGCCCATCAACTGCGCATCCATCATTTGTTGGACAAATGGCGTCTTACCATCCCAGCCAACCTGACGTGCAATAACCTCTTCGATATCTTTTGATAGAGGCGTGGTAGGATTCTCGCTCTGCCACTTTAAAACTGCACGAATAAACTCAGGAGGTTCTGGGTAATACATGTCTCCGCCAGCTAACGAAGCCCGCGACAAAGGGTATAGATAGTGCTCCTTCAATGGCTTAACGTCAAACGCAGCCAAGGTAGCACCCATTTTCAACTTGTCAGTCGCGGACTTATAATCCACAGAGCACCAACGATCACACTCCGCACCGGCCCTTCTGTCCATCTCTTGGACCCGAGAGGTCAGATCTTCATCCTTCATTGTGGAGTATAACGAAGACTTCCAGGAAGATAGCATCTGACCCTGAAGCGGCTGTAACGCGGAATACAGGAACCCGTCGCCTTCAGTGACTATCCGGGACTTACCCGGCTCTGGTACAACTAGGACCTTCACAGCATTAACGGTCCTATCTCCACAGGCGAAACGGGAGAGGGAATCAGTGACAGAGAAGTTGAAATTTGACTGTCTCCACTGATCGACTGAATGTGCCAAAGAAGGTAAAGCACCCAAACGTGGGCGAGAAACCTTGGCACCAAAATCGGGAAGAGTGAAGGGCGTGTACAAACCCAATGAACCTCCGGACTTCCGGTTGCTCTGGAAACACGCACTGCCTGATGGAATGAACTTTTCCATCTCAGTGTCTTTGACTTTATCAAAGATCTCATGAGATAATCCCACGATGGTATCGTGAAGATCCTCAGGCACCTCACCATGGTAAGAACCAAGAAGCTCCATGTGATCCAAATACGTCTCGAGCTGCTTGCTACGAGACTGTTCTGGCCAAAACTGCTTACAGCCTTTCTGCAAAGAATACAGAAAGCCGATTTCTTTCTTGGCTATCGCACGGCGAACCTTCAAGTTCATCCACCCAACAAAAAGCGGCAAGTTCGAAAACTCTGGTTGCTTGGGCTGAAGCCCAGCACTCCGGCCACCTCGGAAAAGGAAAGTATCGAGCCAGTACTTAACGTACGTTTGCTCGTCCATTTTCTCATTCACGTGGGTAGATATACGCTCGGCCATAACTCTTGTGGCCTTGAGCAGTCGCCCTCTTGATTTCCTGTCTTCCTCTCGGTCCTTGCCGAAGAAACGACAGACGAACGGTCGGAGAATTGACTGAACAATTCTGATGACTTTGTCCCGTCCCAGAACGGGCAAACTAGTGGAAGATGTCAAGTCATCCACTAGGGAGGTCACAAAACCCTCAGCATCGAATGTTAGAATTCCAGATTCTTGCCGAAGATCTAATGACAGCAGTCTCCTGCCAGGAGAGGTCATGGTCGCCCTACACAGATCAGTATCAGTGGGAATCCCATTCCCACAAGATCGTTCTGATGGCGTCTGTGAAAGACTGTCTATGAGCACTGGGTTGCTCATGTTATGATAGGAATCATTAAGTTGGTTCTC